AAGATATGAAGATGACCTGAGGATGCTGCATATCGACATGTATATTCATTCCAAGGACAATCGTTCTTTTTAGCCCACCTCAAAACTTCAAGGTTTCCAATAGACGCTGCATTTTGACATACCTTAGATTTAGATAATGATAAATTATGGAGTGAAAAACTTAGGAGAGAGATCGATCTAACCGCTTCTTTTGGGTTGGTTTTCCGTTTCTTTATATACTTTTCCCAATCCTTGCAAACCATTCGTAAAATTCCACCACATCCTTTTAGTTCGGGACGATCGAGAATGTACATCCATAATTCGTACGGGACCCGCGAAACGGACTGGGCTGACTCCATTTAACTTTCGAATATTATATTTTAATATTCGATTTTCAATAAGACTGCGAAGACTGCGATCATATTTTACTAAACCATTTGGGTAATTTTTTTAATGGAGTATTGATTGAAATGATACCTTTTTTTCCGATAAGTTCCTTATTATCCTTGATCATCTGAACTATCATTTTAACTGGGTAGGCAGCCGATGCCTTTCCCAAACGTTTGTTTTTGTAAGGATGATAACATACACGTTCGTATTTATCGATTACACGATTAAAAATACAATGAAATAATCTGTCGATTGGTTTCATTAGCACTTTTTCAATGTAATACATACTATCAAGTTCTTCAGGAGGATACATACCATCTTCGGGTTTATACTCACTCGGAAGTTTTTCGCCATATTTGATAAGTGAAGCATCCCAACACTCTAGGAAAAAGTCAACAGATCTCATTGAGGTGCTTACTTTTCCACGATCCTTATGATCCTTTACCACAACATATTTTACCCGTTCACCTGGCTGAATTGGTCGTTTTACATTCTTCATTTCTTCTCCAAAAACAAACATCGCTGTCGTTTTTGATTTGTAATTTGATCCCATACCTTTAACAATTGAAAAATCATCAATTAGCGTTTCAAAGTTAACATCAACTACTTTCAAAATAATGTTAATAATTTTATCAAAGATCTCAGACGGACCAGCTCCGTCGAAAACACTTCTAATAATATCTTCATAAATATATCTGGACCACATACAGTTATCTCGTCTAGCAATCATAATTCCTTTGCATTCTAGTTGGGATCGATCACTATCCTTCTCCTTGATTATATTTCCATCCCTATCATATTCAAGATATGCGTAGTGTTTTTTCTTCATGAATAGGGCTTTCATCATTTTTTCGGCCTCTAAATACAAAGGGGGTGGAAAAATAGAGGGCGTTGGTTGACCAATGACATTTCCATCTTCATCGGTTATTGGCAATTTTCCGTTAATATGTTTTTCCATTTTTTCGGCTAATTTCCAAACCTTAGTTGGATCGTCGTTGATGGATGGAACATGAACCATAGTGGAGTCTGTATCTCCATATACTACTTGCGAACCGTAATGAATTTTGAAAAAATGTCCGGCTTCAGTGATCAGTTCTCGTCCCCGGGAAGTGACACACATACTACCTTCGATCAGCGAATATTTACTTGATACTTGAGCGCCAAGAAAACCATACAATGAATTGGCACAAACTTTCAAACCTTTTTGTCGGACATCGTAGAAAGTACTCATCACTTGCAAAGAAGAAAATTCTTTTTTCAACTTATCCATAATATCTGCACTGTTTGAAGAAAGTAGAATATCAGATGAAAAACCTTTTTCTTCCAACCAATTCAAAACACCCTTATTATTAATATCACTAACCTTAACCACTTCACCGTGACGAATTTTACTCATCAATTCTTCATCAATTAGATCAATTATTTTATCAACTTCCTTCATATCATTCTTAACTTTCTTTCGACTTCCAAGAAGATTCTCCTCGATTTCAGGGAGAAGTCCTTTTTTAACACTTGATTTAATAAACCCAAAACGGTATTGCTTCTTGATTTTTTTGATTTCCTTCTTTTTCCTCTTTTTTCCATTTTCCTCGTCACCATCAACCTCTTCCTCTTCTTCTTCGGCATCATTCTCATATCCCTTGTAATCAAAACGATCATTCTTGGGAGGTTTCCATCCAACCGGTTCGTCTTGTTCGATGTCAAATATATTAACATTGTCCGGTCCATGTTTTTTTAGATACGCCTCCAAATCCTTAATAAGAGTAGTAAAACAGATATTGTAGGCAATCATAATTGATGGATATAGTGAATTGAAATCAAAACATATTACCAATTTCCAAAAACCAACTATAGGATTTTCAACTAAACCGCCTTCGAAAAAAATAGCATCTACATCACGTTGAGTAAGAACAATTTGTTTGTGAGATGCCGCGTGATATAATTGTGCAACGCATCTCATTTGTTGTCCTCTTGTACAAAAATGTATCGGAATTACTCTTACAATTGACGATAATTCCATTACCGAAATCCAGACATTCAACTTCTCAAATAGCCTGATGACAAGTAACGAATCCATAACGTTATATTTCACAATCCGACTATTGTCTTTTATCATTTTCTGAATTTCTTCATCTTCGACATCTTCACCTTTTCGCTGTCTTCTTAAAATATTTTCAGTTCTGCTATATATTTCAAACATCTCATAATATTTCAAATCATCTTTTGATTCCTTCAAGAAGTATTTGGATACAGTATCCAACCTATAATCTGAAAGTTTATAGTCCATCTTTATATATTGATACATATCAAATGAAAGCCGTCCACTGCACATCGGAAGATACATCTTGTTAGCGCCACGACCACTACTTGACCATGATAAGTTCTTAATTTCGAAGGTACCTTCTGTAAGTCTAGATAGATTTGGCCATGAATCGCCCTGGTCAAGAATTCTAGCATCCATATAATCAAGGTCGAAACCATAGATATTGTAGCCAATAAATACATCCGGATCATAATCTCTAATCAGATCAAAAAACTTCTCAAACACTTCTTCTTCGTTATTAACGTTATAAATTTCTAATTTTCCACTAGGATCTATTTCTAATGCAGATTGAGAAGGCCCAATAATGATAATAATATCCTTTCTAATGCTGGAATTCATAAAAGTCAATGAAATCGAGAAAACTACATCCTCATCGTCATGTTTTTCCGGGAAGACACGATGATTATGAGAATAAGATTCAATATCAAAAGAACAAACTAATGGGCAAGAAAACCAAATATCCTTACACGCCATCATGGTTTTCCATTTAATCTCATACTCTCTCAGGGGTCTTATTGTGCCTTCTTTTGAAATTCTTTCTGGATCGTCTGGGTGGATCTCCTTTGCTTTCACGGTAAATCTATCAGTCATACTCATATTCTGCATGGAAAACATCTTGTTATATATAGGAATTGATGTCTCATGAAAAGAGAGTGAAATTTTACCATACCGGCGAGTATAGAGATTTCGGCATATTTTAGAAACATCATACATGTGGGTTACGGTATGAAATATCATCACAATAAATGGAAAGAGTTGTTCCTTTCCCTTCTTATTGGGCATCGAAAAATAATATAATTTATTTTGTTCAAGAAGATCCCATCTTTCTGGGGGAGGAATTTCTTTTCTTTCTAAACTTTTATCGATATCACCCATCAATTCAAGACAACGTTCATCATCCCAATCTACACGGTGACCGTAATTGTCTTTAAGCGAAGGTAGTTCCACTCTACAAAAAACTGGGAAATCTCTTACTCGAAGTAAACATGGTTCGCTGTTACGATTCATACACCATAGTCTCATCTCTGTACGGATTTCTCCATTTATATTTTCGGCCTTGTCATTTATTTCGATGTCAAAAGCATGAGCCTCTATATCTACATATTCCTTTGCTTTGAGCATAATATGTTTTTCTTTAAAACACATTATTTCCTTAATCAATTTTACGATCATCAAACCATTTTTGGACCATTCCCATTCTTGGCTCAAAATCTATTTTCTTAAAACACTTTAACAGCGTTTCACCGATTCGAGCAGAGTATTCATCTTTTAGTATTCTTTTCAATGAAAATAATATAGTCAATATACATTCTTTTTCACGGGAATAAGTATTTCTCCACTGGTAATGACTTATTTCCCAAGTACTAATTCCTTGTCTGGAGTCGTAAATTATTCCTCTAAGCCGATCATGTGATATGCCATCAAAACTATAATTTAGATTATCATCTAGAGTATGTTCCGGTATAAAATAAAGTGGTCTTAAATAATATAAAATCTTATCAATCATCTCTAATGGAAAAGTAATACCACCCCTCAAATAGAAGAGGGTAATCGAAAATATAATCGTCTCAAATGTATGAAGAACCCATCTTTTGTCATCAAGAAGAGATCTAGCCATCGTCTTACTACCTTCTAAATACCGAAGATAACGATCTGAACGAAACGGTTTCAGGAGTGGTTTAGTCATGTTATTAAATCTTATAACTCCCAGAGAGGCATTGGTATCTGAAGGAAGGCCATAATAATCAGGATCTTTTTGTTGTTCTCTGGACCATCTCATACCATTCCAATGACACCACCATCCATCCCTAAAATATACCATATCGTCTGATAGATTGACGTTTACATCTGTATATATATCAAGCATATATTTCATTCCTTCAAGACTATGAAAACGAACACAAATATCATCTTCATTAGAAAAATAACTCAAACGATCAAGATATTTATCCATGTTATATTATATTGCTAGTTTTTATTTTCATTTTCGATTTCTCATATAAAATGGAATCCCCGCAAAAAAATGAATCCTATCCGCAGCGAGATATAATGGTTTTTGGTGTAATACTATTCCTTTTCTTTGCATCATATGCATCGTTATTTGGGGTGACTGTCTGGGAATTAACTAAAAAAGAACCCGATGAGAACCTACTTTTTTTGGGAGATGAAGAAAGTCAACTCCAAGTCGTATCGTCTTGGAAAGATTTATATAATTTTTATACGGGAAATATCGACCGCAATCCTAAGCCGTATCAAGGTGAATATTTAGTGATACTGGATAGTAGTTCCGGAGTTAATTTTCGCGTAGTAGATGAAAAGGGAGTAGTTATGGGAAGTAGTGTCGAGCGCGGGGGGAACTTCGTAGAAAGTGTTGTTCCATTTAATAGTGGAGGTAGAAATATTAGTAATATTATTCTTCAATATCAGTCTATTCATAATGCCGTAGTTAGTCGTATTTCTATCAATACTAATTAATATATTTGAATGATCGATAAAATATCCCATCCTCTGGGTTTAAGATACGTTGATTAGTTTGGATTATATTGTATGTTTTATCGCCGGATTCTTCATCCATGACAATTTCCATACATTGAGATGTGAGCGGATCAACTTCAATCTGATTGAAACACAATATCCAACTACAAAAGGGATCATCTCCGGCATTTTTCTCATAGACCAAAAAAAATTTTAACTCATTTATCAAATGTTTAAATTCTAAATAACTCCATGTATATTTTATTTCTCCAAATTTTAACGTACAAAACTCATCAAAATAGGTCCGATATTCGTTACTATCTATTAAAAATTCGATACTATCATCATTTAATCTAAGTTTCATTTCGACGTTATCAAAAATCCAATATTCAAAATTTTCAAACATTTCCTTTGCATTGTTCTTAATAAGTAACTTGATAGCTTGTTCCCAATTATCACTGATTACAACGCCAGAAATATGATCAAGATATGCACTAGTATCGAAGTACAACATAAATGCTTTAACCATGATTAATTTTAAAGTTAAGCATTTCAATTCTAAAATCAATTTCATAGACCAAAATGACTATTTAAAAGTTAAGGGAGCTTTTTCTGGTAATTTGGATAAACCATTTTCCGGGAGAGCAATGGAATAACCTTCTTTTATCAGTTTGAATGCCAAATCGATAGCTTTTTTATTTTCATCATCTGTAAAAAAGCTATTTTTATTATTGGATGGAACTCCGATAGTATTAAATTCATCTCTAATTATTCCCCGGTCACATTACCTTTACCTATCACCAAAAACAAAATATGTATTTCTATTCTGTTTAACTGTATATCTTTTTACTATATAAATGTTAACCATCTTTTATAAGACGGAAATATATAAGATTCTTATATATTTAAAATGTTTGTCACTAATCTGAAGCCGCGAGAATTGGCTACACAAACATATGTTCAAACACAAGTAAATCTAGCAATTCCAACGGGAACTGTTCAAGAAATTAATGCTGGACATGGTTTATCGATTACAGGTGGATTGGGATCAATTACTACTACTGGGACAATTCGTCTACTTGCCGATATTGGCGACTTAACAGATGTGTCTATCAATACACCGGTTGCTGACCAAGTATTAACCTGGGATATTGGGACGTCAACTTGGATGCCAAAAACATTTGTCGGTAGCGGAACTAGTGCATTGGTTTGGGATGATATTGGAAATGCTCAAACATTGAGCGGCCAGGCACATAAAATTTTGAAGGTAAATGCCGCAAGCGATGAGATACAATTTGTAACAAATCAACTTGTTTATGCACCGGATATTATTTCCGGAGTCGGAATTACACACACATTTCAAGGAGGAGATAACGGTGCGGTATTGCGACTTGATACCGATTTATCAGAAATTTATACCACTAATGTCAGTACAGCAGATACAACAATTGTAATTGTTGATGAAAACGGTAATCAGAGAAGAATTAGAAGTGCTAATTTTGGTTTAGATACCTTGTACAATCCAATTACAAATCCTTTTCTTAGATCAGAAGGAATTAGTGTTGTTTCTCCTGTAACCTATGACTCAGCCTCGGCTACTTTCGGATTAAACGATGAGCGATATAAGATTAATTTTATTGAGGCCGAGAGTTTTGGAATTGTTGGAGTTCTACCAATAGAAAGCGGTGGCACATCTGCCTCTACGGAAGAGGATGCTAGGGATAATTTGGGGTTAGCCTATAATGAAGATATTATGACCTACAATGACCCGGAGTTTATAGGAACCATGCAAGGGACAGATATACTTATAAGACCATATTATCTTGCGGATGGCTTATCGATTGATAATCAGGCAACTGGTTATTCTGGTGGAATTGCCGTATTGAATACCGATGGAGAATTTATTACAGTTACATTAACAACCGGTGCGGGTGGTGAGATATTAACTGCTACTCCATCCGGTGGAAATTATAATTATCAGGATTTTTTAGATTGGAACAGTTCACCTCAAACAGGATATATCAGTCAAGGGGCGAATATCGATGCCACGGTCACTTATCAGGCCAGAACCGGATATATTAATTTTGGTCAAACTACCGGAGAGAGTGGATATGGAATTGGATATGATGGAAAATTTTGGTTTAGAGAGAAGGGGCAAGATTGGTTGAATACTATTCCGTTCACTCTTCAAAATGCGACCAATGTAATTGATACTCCGAATCCAGACGATGGTTCAATTCTCATTTATGACGGAACTAGATTTAATTTCTATACCGTTAATGGAGACATGAGCATGACCAATTATGGTACGATGAGTATAACCGCGAGTAGTATCCAGCCAACGTCAATTGCAGCGAGTAGTGATGGTTTGACAGTAGAGATTAATCAGTATGAATTTGGAACCCTAACTGGTTTAAATACCGGAAGTACCATACAGGAACAACTCAATACGGGCATAAGTATTAATCCTTCGAATCAAGGTGATATCATCTATAGAGGAGATGATAGATGGTATGCATTGAATTATGAGCCGGCTTCGGATAAGGTATTATGTTCCATTGGATTGAGCATTCCATCTTGGGATTATGTTTCTGAAACGTTCTTTGCAGATGATAATTATGTTTCTGGAGATGGAATTGTTTATGTTAGTAGCGACGGAGTAAGTGGTGCTTTATATACAGATATGAGTACTATTCTTACACAACACAGTGGAGTAAGTGGAGGTATCGAACTTGTAAATGGAATATTATCCACCGATCTTTCTCAGCTTCCAGAAGTTACCGCGTTCAATATCGATGATTATAGTATGGTGGTTAATGATTTGAGCGATGGTACGGCTTTAGATCGACGTATCGGTGTGAGTAATTTTATAAGTAATTTTGCTGGAGATGGTTTATCATTTAGTGGAGGTCAACTTACCTTAGATACCGATTCAGATATTATTCCCTTTGCAGACAATCAATATGATCTTGGTTCGGATAGTAATCGATGGGCAGAAACATATACATATCGTCTTTTCTTGCACCCTTATGCTACCACCGGAGCCGCTGGAAGTGGTAGTCAGATAGGCGAAATGATTTATGTCTCAAATGCAGGAAGTCCACTACTCGCGGTTTGGAATGGTAGTGTATGGAAAACAACATCTCTAACGTAAATAAACAAGAGGTATATTAAAATATATATATGGCTTCCTTAAATCTTGATTTTAATCAATTTTCATTTACAAATTATCTTAGAACTATTAACGGGAATTTACGTAAAACTATTTTTTACATACCAATGATAAATGGAATGAACAAAAAAGTTTTAGATAGCATGCTGGGTGTTGTTAACCCAGACGACACTGAAACGACTATTATCGATCCAGAACTTTTATATGCAAATTGGGAAAGTAAGAATAATTATCAAGATTATGCCGTTGAAATACAACTTTTTCTTGGACCAGATAACGGGAATTTTGACACCCCGTATGCTTTATTACAGAATATGTCGGCGTTTCTAATTCAGTATTACTTTTTCGTGAAAAGAAATGTTAATTCGATACTTCCCAGATTAGTTGGATTAAATCAGCCAGGTTATTATATTCAGACGACTAATTTATACTTATTTTTTAAAGATGATCGTATACGAGGAGCTGGAAATCAGACTATATCTACTATGTGTGAAAATAATTATTTGTTTATTGATGGCGATGAGAATAAAAGAATCTATATCTCAAAAAATACAAGTCTTCTCAACTGGTGTGGATGTTTTGCTCCTCAAGATCCTATTACCAAAGCGGTTGGTTTTGAAGTTCCAAATGAATGTGATCCATTGTGCGTTGCCCAGCCATCGATAAAATTATGGTCTCAATCGGCAAACAAAATAGAATGTAATTCGGCGGTTTGTATAATTGGGCAGATCACTATAAACATACAAGATAGCAGCGATCGGAGTTATAATATCAATCAAATTGGTAGTGCATGTGAGAAAAATAGTAGCGATGAACAACCATGTCGATGTGTTATCGATAGCGATTTTGCATCGCTACTAACCAAAATTGGCGCTCCAGGTACCGATGGAAAACCGAGTGGTATGGATGTATCATCTACATTTTATAGATATTGTCCAAATGCTATCTGTTTGATTACAGATTATACTCAAGGGGGTACTACAGTGATCCCATGTAATAGTCTTAATCCGGCAGCAACCGGTATAGGAGAAGAGAACTATGCTACGGGGGAAACAACATATACATTTGGTGTCGATTTAAATAGCGGTATTCTTGGTATTGTTGTACTATTCATCTTTATCCCACTTATCTTTTTATTTTTTATTGCTATTGTTAAGAATAGTCAAGAGATTTCAGTTAACAGCAAACGTCCACCTACTCACCTCCAGGCTGATAATCATTAGTCTCATAAAATTCTTCCATTTCGGTCGTAACCAATTCTAATCCACCAACCTCAATTGTTTCAGACATTTCCTGTTCATTGATAAGCAACATATAGGTGACAAAGTCTTGACGAAAATCATATTCCTCACGGAGGGTCAGTTTTCGTCCCTCTAACTTAGGAAAATATCCTTTTTCATATACACTATCAACAACTTCTTTAAAATCATTATCGAAATCTAAAACCACCAATCCCAAATCAAAATTCTTATCCGCAAAATAAAAATAGGCAATCATTAGAAGTGTAATATTTAAATTTTGCCAATGTGGAATACGTTTAACAATCCTCAACACACGTTGTGGATCTCCAACTCCAAAAACTTCTATCTGAGAAAGAACCTGTTTTTCGAGTGATTCTTCTGGACTGATCTGAGTTTTAAATTTTCTTTTATCTAACAGACCGGACGTATCTGTCTTATTCAAACGTTCTTCTTCAAGTTTTTTTCTCTTCACAAAGATATCCATTCTTTTTAATCCCCTCATCTATTTAAAAATGTCATCGTTATATTACGGCGATAGTATGAGTGAACTTATTGATCATAGTAAGATAGAGAGAATTCAAGATTATTTGAATAGATTGATAACAAATTTTGAATCTGAGGATGAGTATATGACGGTTGGTATAGATGAAGACGATGGTATGTATGTTGTCGGGGCATATATAGAAGATAAATTTACTGAAAAATTAAAGATTATCACCGTTAATATTCCAGAAGAATATAAAGGTTACGGAACTTGTATTGCAGTCCTTATATTTTTATTGAGAAAGCTATATAACAGTATATTAATTGACAAAGAAGATATCATTCATTTCAAAGGGTATGTTGAAGTGATAAGTAATGATCACGAAGCAGCAGGTAAATGTTATCAAAGATCATTTGAGGCATTGGGTTTTGAATTGATTGATAATACAATTGGTAGAGATGGATCTTCTAAATTTTATATGTATTTTGAAAGAGAACGAGGTGAACAAATAGTAGAGGATATTGTATATACTAGTACCAGAAGCAATTTAACATATATAATATCTATGGATAATATAACCGTTTCATAAAACCGAAAATTAAATAGCTTTCTGTTCAATAAAAAGAACGAGATACGTTATGGAGAAGGATACCACATATCTTAAATTCTACGCCACACCATCGGTAAACTGTAGTTGTGTTGATGAAAATGAAGATTATCTTCCGATTTCTCGTCGTTTTCGTCATTTCTATGAACGGGTTAAACGGGGAGAAAAACAGGTCGCTGTGATGAATGATATGGCTTTGAGAAAGATGTGTTGTCGTGTCAATTTTCTAAACTTTCCAACTCAGCCGATGATTGAAAGAAGTAAGAATCGCGTGTTTAATGATGTACAAAAACATGTCATAAGCGAGGATACTCGAGAGTTGGGTTTCGGTGTTCCTCCACCAGAGTTTCCCATACTCTAATTTAAATTATCTATATATAGATAATTAAGAAAATGGTATCATACCATAAACGGCGCGCTCATCGGCTCCACTATAGAATCCTGGCATACCGTCATCTAGAGACAAAGTCGTACCGTCCCACCAAACATAACTCAATGACATGTCCTGTTTGACCACAACGTTGAAACGGGATTTGCCCGTGTCATGTTTCCACTCTCCCGCGCGACATATAACTGCCCACAGAACAACAATCTCATCTGGCGAATCTATCGGAACTGTTGTCCTCGAATCTATTGAGAACAATATGTCATCAGACTCGCATGTGATATTGACTGGGGCCGTGGGCATGTCAAATACATTGTATATAAATGCATTGATAACAGGCCCCAGGCTGCCGATGCGCGAGATGACCTCCGCCTTTCCATCGACGACCAAATGACAATACCAGTCGTTGTCACGCTCGAAAACGGTGAATATCTCATTGTTTCCCTCGAAATCTGTGTTCGAGAAACGGAACACCCAATCTCCATTGGTTTTAGAGATGTACAGTGACGGGGCCTTCTCGTCTAGAATCTTTGTGTTTGTGAAGACTCGGTACACAACGAACACCAATCTTCTCATCGTCACTTGCCTATTCTCAATCCGGTGAGGGAGATGAGGCACGGTCCGATGAATCACTCCAAAGAGAAATTTGGTACGAATGAACTTCTCAAGTGCATCGTGTCCAGTGAAAACTTCTGCCATTGTGAGAGAAGAGAGTATTAAATATGTACAATTTTATTTTGATTTTCAATTTTATCCGAGAAGTATATTTCAATTCTTGATTAATATTTTAGAGATTATCACCAAACGATTCAAAAACATGTCTATTTCCTATTTCGGGCGGATATTCCTCACCCACAATCGCTTCGTGATATCTTCCTGCTAAAAACTCATAAACAGTTTTTGCCATTCCATCCATATAAGGTATGATATTCTCCAGAATATTTATGGATTCTTTACATTGCTCGTTATTCTCTGGTTTTTTACCTTTATCCCAATAAGTACGTATAGTAGTATCGTCGTTATCAAAACCGCGGATAAAAATTTTAGCTCCAATACCACAAATTAAATCTTTATATTCGTATATTCCCTTGATATATACACCATTAACCATATCTCCAATAGTAGTTTTCATACCATGCCATATGACGCTTTCATGTGAGATAAGTTTAATCTTATCATAATCTGATATATCTATATGTGTATGTAAAGTACGGTAAACAGGTTCATCTCTCTATGTACTATGTGTATATTTAGCACGTGGAGAAGTATTCCTCTTTAATAGAATCCACCGTTTACCATTCTTATATTTCTTGACAATATACAGCTTTCCGTCTCTACCTTTCATTTCTGTACCCACCTTTTCAGCACTAGCGCTATACCCATTTCCAAGTGGAGTATTCTCCTTTCCGGTGTATCTCTTTTCTTGTGTATTTTTGCATACCAACATTTTAATATGTGGAAGTTTTTTTTGAGTAATTGCCCGGCGAGAAAAAAGTGTATTATCATATGAAGGTGTAAAAATTATCTCTCCAAATGAAATTGAATCTCCTAAAAAAATTAAGAGATATAAATGGAACCCGCGCTCGCTCCGCGGGTCCCGTACGAATTATGGATGTATATTCTGGATCGTCCCGAACTAAAAGGAAGTAGTGGAATTTTACGAATGGTTTGTAAAGATTGGAAAATGTATATAAAGAAAAAGAAAACCAACCCAAAAGAAACGGTTAGATCGATTTCTCTCCTAAGTTTTTCACTCTCTAACTTATCACTATCAAAAACTAATGTATGTCAATATATAGCAAACGAAGGTCATCTCGACGTTTTAAAGTGGGCTCGGGAGAACGGTTGTCCTTGGAACTCAGAGACATGTGCATATGCAGTGTGTATGGGTCATCTTCACGTGCTAAAGTGGGCTCGAGAGAATGGTTGTCCTTGGGATGATAGGACATGCTTAGAAGCAGCGAAAGGAGGTCATCTTCACGTGCTAAAGTGGGCTCGAGAGAACGGTTGTCCTTGGGATAAATATACATGTACATATGCAGCGAAAGGAGGTCATCTTCACATTCTAAAATGGGCTCATGAAAATGGTTGTCCTTGGGATGAATGGACATGTGAAGGTGCAGCATCTGGAGGTCATCTCTCCATCTTGCGATGGGCTCGAGAGAACGGTTGTCCCTGGAATGAATGGACATGTGAAGGTGTAGCGAAAGGAGGTCATCTCGACGTCTTAAAGTGGGCTCGAGAGAACGGTTGTCCTTGGAATGAAGAGACATGTGCACGTGCA